GTATAAAAAAAGTAACAGAAGGGTTCTCAAAAGGCAGTTAAAAAAGGTTTTTAATAACGGAGAACAATGACTGGTTCCCTTACCATGGGAGTCGGGAGCCATTTTTTTGTATCTAGGGGTTTGGTCCCTGGCACTCAGGTGCTGCTGGAGTGTACCTATTGTTCGCCTAGTGGAAAGAAGCCCTCAAGGTGAAGCAGTGCGCTCAGGAATCCCTTGGCATCTTCAACTCGCTTTCCGCTTTGTAGTTTGAATGATGCGAAGATGCGCTTGGGCTTCTCCCCCAATGGACAGAGCTTTGGCCCTCGAGTGATGTACACCGTTTGAGCTACAATGGATTGAGCGTCGGTGTCCCACACTCCGTATCTCAGACCCTTGAGGACCCAGGAGAGGCAGATGAGGTTGAAGATCTTGTCCTGAGTTATTCCTTTCTCTTCAATGTCGGAGCGATGTGCATGGTCCCTGTGTTCGAGTTTTTCCTTCCAGGAGATCAACCCTGGGGCGGTTCCCTCAATGGTCTCGATCAGTCGCTCTCGGTCCATGTCGTTGGCTGAGAGTGCAAGGTTCATCTTCAGGAAGACGGATGACACGTACCCAAAAAGAATGTTTTTTTCTCGAGAAGGAAGCGCGGGGAGGGACCACTGTGTCGACGAGAGTCTCCCGTCTATCTCGAGCTGTTCGTCGATCTTGCGAAATGCCTTTGCCGAGGTAATCGTGGAGATCCGGTAGTCGGACTTGGCCTCTTCGCCCTTCACGATGACCAGGGCCTCAAATTGGTCTCTTCTGTTGTAGCGGTTCCAATGCAGTGTTACTGCCTTCCTGCTGCGTTTGATAGAATTTACCCTCTGGGAGAATTGTTCCACTGTCGACTCTCTGACTGTGTGCACAGAGTTGAGTTTGCAGACTTTGTCCAGTTTCTCGAAGAGGTCTTGGAGCGAGCTCTGTAGAAGGGATTCTGGGGCCCCTCGATTCTCGATCTCGTCTATGAGCACCACCTTGCCTCCTCTCTTGTTTTTCGTGACCAGTCGAATTAGCAGGCGACGATTCCCCTCATTGGTGATATCACACAGCTCTGCTTCTAATATCTCTCTCTCGATCATCCTAGGTGCCATGCCCCTCACCAGGAGCTCTGGGGGAACAATCAGGTCTCCATCCTCGGAGATCCTCTCCCGTTCGTCGAATAGGGTTGCAAAGATGATTGGTGTGTCTGGCCATTCCTGAAGGTAGGGAACGGCGCACCCTCCGAGACCTCCCCCGATCACAACCAGAAGATCGGGAATCAAGTTGATTGCTCCCGTCACGCCCTGATGAATGAACAGGGATTTTGTCTTGATGCCCTTGGCGATGATCTTGGGATCGTTGGAACAGGTCCAGTCTCTTTGCTTCCAGGGGGTGTCTCCAATGGGGAGCTCGCGGGCAGTGAGTTCTACCAGGAGTCCGTCAATGTGGAAGTTTTCTGATTTCAAGATGTCGAGTTCCACTTCTGACTCCCATGCGACCATGTTGTGGGTGAGATCGCAGTCAAGATGCACGAGGTTCATGGGTCTGGGGTCTCCGAGTATGGTCTGCATGTTGTTCGCAGCTAGTCTGCTGGTGTCGACATCTGATTCGTCGATTGCCTGGACGGGCATGTGGTGGATCCTGGTTTTTGTGCTTAGGATTACCTCCGTTGCCCTGATGGTTGTGATCGCGCAGGCGTTTGTTAGTTCAGTGATGGTAAGAGGGATTGACCTGGGTATATATGGACAAAGTCCTTGGCCCAGGAGCTCATGTAATGAGTCCTCATCCTGGAAGAGGTAGCCAATTTGCTTGGCATGTTGTGTCTTTGTGTCTAGGACATAACGTCTGAGTTTCTTTGCCAGTGACTCGTCGCCAATGTGAAAGAGGGCTCCGTGATTTATGTGCTGACTCCTCAAATATCCAAATATGACCCCTTCGCCATATCCCAGGAGCAGTTCCACGGGGTGAAGGAGCCGTTGTGATTCCATGGGCATTGAGTAGAATTTGGTGATGATTTCACCGGAGGAGGATCTGTTTAATGCGAGTCCTCTTCCCAAGAGACGAGTGGCTGACCGTTGATCCATCTCGGGCAGGTTGGAGACCCTGGGGAGGTCACACCAGGTGGTGAAGTAGGTGTAGGCGGGATCTGAGGTTTTTGACTCATTTTTCCAGGTGAATTCCTCGGGAATATCAAAGAACTCCCTCTCTTTCTCCCTGAAGCAGGAAGTGCATTTGACTGAACTGACCGGGAGTAGCCCATTCATCCTCTCATTTACAAGGAGGTGCCTTCTGGTCTCTATCAGGCCTTGGATGATGAAGTCTGCAATGTTGACGTGGTATGGTGTTGCCCACTTCCTGTTGAAGACCTTGTGCGTGATGTTTGTGTAGAAGTTATCGGGACCTACTGGAGACATGGATTCTTTGATTCCTCCTCGGAGACCCTCCCCAGCTGCCGCCTCTTCCTGTGCTCGAAGGGCGGGGAGTGATGCTACATCGATGTCTAGTGCATGGGAGCAGAGCTTTATGATCAACTTGTCGAGATTGCTGCCTGTTTTTACGAGAGACTCTCGAACACTCAGGAGAAGGAGAGCCTTGTTGGTTCGGGGGTTGCCCTTGAGTTCTAGGTAGGCCTTTGCCACAAGGGGTTTTGTTTGGGTCCCGTAGTAAGGGACTAGGAACCCTCGAGTGAGCTTTGCTGTCTGTTCGTCCATGCCAGCCCGTGACAGATAGTAGTTGATGGACATGGCGTCCTGGGACCGTCGGTCTTCCCATTCGGTGGGGTCGATTTGGATTGTCTCCATTGCCTCGATTGGAGAAGGGGATGTGCCTCCGATTATGTTTTTGCCCCAGGAGGTGTCTCGGAGCTCCTTCGCCAACACTGTGGAGCATTTCCACATGGTCACAGGTGGTCTCTTGGTTCTCCAGATTGTGTATGTCTCTTTTTGTTGGCTTTTCATCTCCAGGAGGGTGACAATGGGAAGTTCTGAGGAGTGATTCATTGCCAGGGTCCTCATGGTTCTTGCTGATGCGAATTTAGTGACGAACATCTCGGACTCTTTTTCGTCAGTGATGCTCCTGATCATGTAATTCAGTCTGGGGTTGATGTTGGTGGCTCCTGCAAGTGCTGCATCAAGGGTCGCTATGCCCTTGTCCATGTTGTCAATCTGGGCCCTCAGCTTCTCGTTTTTTATCTCTTGCAGTCGGAGGATTTTTGTTGCCTGTCGTTTGATGACTGCCGTCGCGTCCTCTTCGGTTGCGATGTTCAATGAAAATGGAGAGTCAAACAGTTTGCTTAGGTCGGTTCTGGACGAGAGGGGGATGTTGCATGCTGATTCAACTTTTCTCCCGATACGGGGATCAAGGTGTCCACTCAGAATGGCCTTGCGTGCTATGGTGAGCCGATGGGTGATGTAGTCTCCCACACCTCGTTTTTCCAAGTCTAGAGGAGTAGGGAACGCAAGCATTCCTAGGGCTGACCCGAGCAGGCTGTTGGATAGTAGTTCAATGAGTGTTTCCCTCTCTCTACGTCGCTTGGAGAGGACGGAGATGGACAGCTCGGTGGGTTCGCCTTTGCTGAGCTTCATCTCTGACGCCCGAATCCGCCCAGTTATCGCCTTCTTGTGATAGGGGTATCTCCATCCTCGCCAGGTCTGATGAGTCGCCAGGTCCCTCCATCCCGCAACGCCCATGATCACTCCAAAGAGATGCACCCCGACTTTGTTGTTGACACACTCTGAGAGGGCCTCCAAACTCGTTCCGAGACCAGATAGAAATGTTGGGACATCTTGGTACTGCTCACTTGATATGATCGCGGCGGAGGCGGCCTTCTTGATTGCCAGGGTGAGGTGTTGCGGACAGTGAAGATCCTTCCCGTAAATGGAGATGTTCTCACTTGTTAGAGTCTCTTCGATCTTTAGGGTGAGACCACTTTTTTCTAGTTCACTCTCCAGTGAGAGATCGATTTCTCGACTTAAGGACAAGATACGACGGGACTCTTGTTCTGGAATGGTACCATCCCGATGTATTTCCACTGGTACGATAATTGTGATAATCACATTGTCGCCCTGTGCCAGAATGTAGTGGGTGAGCGCTGTTTTTTGCATGACGCGCTCTACTCTAAGTAAAAGACAGATAGTCCAAACGTATTGACAGAGCCCCTCGATCCCTCCCTTCAACCCCGAGAAGACCCCGTCCGCCCAGATGTGAGGGGTGTCTAGACCAAGTGCCGTGCATTCATCGAGAATTCTAGTGAAGTGTGCCAAGTTGGGGGGATCCGAGGATGACCCGTCTACGATCCAGGTTTTTTCAAAAATTTCGTGAACTCTGGAAAACAAAGGAAAGGTCCCCATGAGTTCATCTAGACTTGAGAAAACCGCATTGGAGTTGAATTGTCTCTGGCTGGTGCAAAATTTGTTGATGTCCAGACTTTTGTTCACGTGTATGAAGCCTCGCCTGTCGTCGCTCTTTTTTGAGAGCATGAACTTTCTTTTCTTCATGTCCAGATCTGAGGAGGTCATGGTGATCTCAGGGAATAGTTTTTGTGTTTTTTTGGCGATGCTCTCACGGAGGACTTGGAGGAGACGAGGCATGAAGGTCATCAGCCCGAATCCCCTGCCCTTGATCTTTAGTTCCATCTCTTTCACTTTCAGTGCGATCAGTAGGTCCTCTTCTTTGTTGTAAATCGCTTCCGCCGCACCGACAATGTCTGCAACACTCGAGAAGTTCTCCTTGATAAATTTGAGTAGCAGCCGCTTCTCGGACATGTCTCTACCCGAGTGCCCGTCCTCAATCCAGGCGGGTCGGTCACGAGTGATCGCTTTGTCCGATAGGAATGTCGACAGAGTGTCGCTAACTGGCCACTCGATGCTTTTTGTGAATTTGACGAAGTACCACTCTTTGTTTGAATAGAGAGGGCTTCTTTCGTTTGGGATTTTTCCACGCTCGAGACTGTCTCTTAGAAATGAGGAGGGACTCAGGGCGGAGAGGTCAAGGCCAGGTGCCCTGTGGTATGCGTTTATGTATCTGATGTAGAATTCCTTGCGAATCTCGCACTGATCATGGAGAAAGTCGACAGCTGAGATTGAGCTAGGCCTGTCGCTTACCTCCTGGATTGCCTGGATGGTGTCTCTTGAGAAGACACGTGGGTACGCAAAATGTTTGAATAGTCCGAAAAATTGAAAGAGCGGTTGAGCGTCAGTTTGCTGGTCTAGGATGTCCATAAGGCGATTGAGCCCGCGTGAAATGAATAGGTTCTTTGCCAATTTTGTTGCCTCACCTCGTATTGTGTTTCGGAAATCTTCTTCTAGTCCGAATCTGTCTCCGAGAAGTTCTCCCAATTTTGTAATCACCAATGGCTCCCAGAGTTTCAGGAGGTCTATCGCAGGCTGGCCCGCTCGTTTCAGGATGTCGTCCACATTCTGATATATGGCCAGTAGTGATTCTGGCAGTGGAGATAGTCCCTTGTCGGTCACTCTGAGGATGACTGCCATCAACACGGCCTGGGCCCGTTGGGAGATGATCTTGATCCAGGCAAGGAAGTCCGCATACGGTGTTACACTTGGGAGCTCTCCTGACTTGGTGAATTCCTCTTTCGATCCTCGATCTGTGAAGTACAAGACTACCCCCTCCACGAACTCTATCTGAAGAGGGACACAAGAGTAGAGTTCCCTCGTGCCCGTCTCTTGTTTCTTGATCTTTTGGCTCTGGAGGAGAATTGCCCTCAGTTGTGCAAATAGATTCCAGTAGGGGGCTGCTTGTTCCCACTTGAAGGCTGTCTTTTCCGGGAGTGTGTAGTCTAGAGATGCTATGTAGGACTTGAGTGGGGGCCAATTCTCAAGGACTGAGGAATCGATCTCGGGGCTTTGAATGGTGATGAGATCCTCTGTGAGTCGTGCATGGAGCCTGGTGGAGTCATTGTCGAGGGTGGATAGATCCTTGACCCGGAAGTGTTCTCGCATGTGGGACCTGAGCCTTTCTCTTTGCCTCCTGACGTTCTCAGTTCTGGGGGTCATGCGGTCTGTCAGTTGTGCAGACAGTGAGTAATTTAGGGGTGAGTTGAGGGAGCATTCCGCTGGGAGTCTCTCTTGTTTTATTTCTATGTCAAGATCGAAGAAGTCCATCTTTCTGTGATGGGGTGCTGTCGTTGCTGGTTGTATTCTCTGTGAGTCGCGCTTGAGTTTTTTTGCACAAAAGTGCCATTTTTTTCTATCTGGGATAAGCAAGAAAGTCTTCAATCAGGATCAGATGTCTCCTGAATCGGGGTTCTTTGTACAGGCGGTTCTTGGTCCCCTGGAGATCCACAAGAAGTAGATGCCCCTCGCCCTTGGTGATGCTGAGGTCCATGTACAATACTCGCTGCATCCTCTTGGAGGAAATCAGTGCGTTGACGACATCGCAAAGCCTCCTCCACGTTGCGTCGTCCTCTTCACGCCATACCAGGTCTCCGTCATCAAAAGAGAAGCCGTGTCCGGCCACCTCGTTCTTGTATCGCAGAGCTTCTCTGAGTGCCTCCATGTTCGTGTTTATGTCGCGGTGGTCCATTGTCTCTTTTTGCAGCACAAATGTGCCGTTTTTTTCTGTCTGGTGGGGAGGAAGTGAAGATTGAGTCCTTTAGGACCGGTTTGCCAGGTGATACATGGGGATACTCTGCGGCACGGAGGGAGTGGGAGGTCTCCCTGACCAGCAGCAGCACGCGGCAACAGCAAGGAGGAGAACAAAGGGAATTCCACCCAGTGCGGAGATTGTGGGCCAGAAACTCCAGTGGAGTGATTGAAGGTCGAATGAGTCCAGTTTCCTGATGGAGATCCCTGACACGTCTGTCTCATTGTAGAGGGCCAGGATGCTTGGATGGGGTACGGATTTGATGCTCATCGGTTCCATCATGCTCATCTTGTACTGGGCGACGTATTTCTCCAGGTCTGGAATAATGGTGGTGTTGTTTCCGTGCAATCCGTGAAAGCCCTCCCACTCATCCCCAAAGGGTCGTTCCCATTTCGTGAAGCTGGTAGCGCGATGGGCCCTGTACGTTGTCCTGTCCTTGGATACCTCGTCCACAGCGACCGTCATGCACATCCCGTGATAGATGGAGCCTTTGTGCATAGCGTAGACGTCATTTATTCCGGGATGTGGAGATCGGAATTTGGATAGGAGGTATGGAGTCACACTGTTTGTTGATATTATCTCGGCGTGCGCCTCAAGACATTCCTCTCTGCTCTCAGAGGCCTTCACCAGATCGTCTAGATAGGCAAAGTCATCCAAGTTTCCCCTCATTCCCACGGTCTTGTCTTCACACTTCGGGAACGAGAGGATTTCTGATCCAGAATTGTATACGACAGATATTAGGTCACCGAGATCTGTCCGTATCCACTGTTGCCCACAGAATTCAATCATACAGGCCTGATGCAGTCCCCAGGGGTGGTGTCCGTAGCTCGTTGCCTTCACGACTCGATTGGAGATTTTATCAACAAAGAGGTGAGCTTTTATCTCTTGGCTGGAATCACAGGCTGGTATCCCTGCATCACCCATCCAAACTACGTTGGACCAATGAGTCTGGCAGGGTGATTTGGTACATTTTCCTCCAATAAAATCTGAGTCCAGAAAGTCTCTGGTGTAGGGATCTCTAAGAACACTCTTTTGTGTTGTGTAGTAGAAGATGAGATCGTTTTGTACGTTGTCGGTGTACCATTGGCATCGGGGAGCTGGGAAGTACAGAGCGGCTGCGGTTGTGGTGTCATACGCCCCTGCTTCTTTCGTAGAGAGTTTCATTTTTACAAGCGCCTTCTCTATCGTCTGACCCCCGAAGAACCCTGTTGAGCAGATTGTGCGGTACAGGACTTTGTGGATGTGGTTCCCTTGGGTGTGAATGTCCCCGAGGTCGTTTCCGACTGACAGGGACCGGATGGATGTGGGATAGGCAATTAGCCCCCTGTTCTCATCGTCGAAGATCCTTGGGCATCTCAGTTGAGAGGCATTGACCTTAGAGAGCTTGTCCAGAGTGCATCCCTCGGGATAGGTGAAGAGCGGGTTTGACCAGGTGGGTTGGTCTGATTCGCTTGCGGTGTCGGGTTTGACGGTTTGGCTGTTTGCTCCGCAGGTGATCAGAATGAGAATGAGCGGAGTGGTGATCATGGTGTCCATTGTTTTAGTGGGTCTCTGCGAGTTGCGTTCTGTCTCAAAGCACAAAAGTGCCATTTTTTTCTGTCTTGGACGGAATGAGGAGTGGATGGACTCTGGGGATGGAGGAGGGTTGGGTCGGCCGATGGATGGGTGAGTGAGAGACGGCCTGGTCGACTCCTATTTTTCCTTCCCCCGCTTTTCGGGAGCGGCGAAGGTCAGGGCCAGGGCTGTCTCCTGGGCATAGTAGTCTTTGACCCTCTGGTAGCTGTTGGAGGTTGTGAACCCATCAAGCCCCGCCAGTTTGGTCCTGTTGTCGTCGCAACCTACATGGCTGGATGAAAACAGGAACCGTCCTGTGAAGGTGATGGTAGCTCCCTCTGTGCTGACTGAGTAGGTCTGCATTGGGATCTTCTTCTCGAGAGGCTGGGTCTGAAGGTAGACTTCCCTCGCCTTCGTTACCTGGTAGGTGGTCTGAGGTGCTGGTTTCCGAGAGCCGAAGTTGACCTTTTCTTGGGTGCTTCCGAACTCCATCTCTTTCTGGAACAGATAGGTCATGGATTTGAATGAAGGGTGTAGATCTCCCCCTACGATGGCAGCCGCCAGATTCATAGAGTAATAGATCTTCTCCTCAAGTGTGGTTGGTCTTCTTCCAGTCACCTTGATCTCCCCCTCTGCACTGAGTATTGTCACCCTCTCCTCGTCTCCGCTGAGGAGGTGAGGAGGAGGGATCAGAACTGTTTTCTTTGCTCTCTTGAAAATAGACATGCTCTCGTTTGGACTGACTCTTGGATTTCGTTTGGAACGATACACTTGCGTGCCATTTTTTTCTGTCTTGGTAGCCGGGATCCTGGAGGAGGATGCCTATTGACCTTGCTTCATGCGCTTCTTTACGGCGTCTATCACCTTCCTGAAGAAAGTGGGACTTCCCTCGTATTCATCCTCTTCCGCCGCCCGAATGGCCAAGTTCTTCACCTCTTGGGATCCTGCGTTGTCTGGGGTGACTCCCTTGATTCGGTCGAAGACATTGAGGGCCGTTCGATACCCAATTCCGAATCCAAGGGCACGAGCGGCCTTCACCTGATCCGGGTCGAGTGGCTTGGGTAGGGGACTGTGGTTCTCGTTGAGGTTGGACCGAATAGCAATTACCGCAGACAAAATCTCCTTCGAGACTTTCTCGTGCTCTTGCTGGGACTTTGTAAGAGCCTGAAGATTGGCTCGGTGTTCCGTAGCAACCTTTTCTAGGTGAGATGTCATTTCGGCCTGGTGGGCCTGTCTGATGTTGGCAATTAGACCTCCGAAGTCCTTCAGGGCATCCTGACAGCTCTCCTCCTCAACGTACTTTAGGATGAGTTGCTCCAGTTGAGATAGACCCTTGTTCTTGTCGGGCCTCCTGGTGGTTTTCTTTGGTTCCTCTTGAGGCGCCTGGTCCTCCTTCCGTCGCCTGGGGTTCTTGCCGATTTGCCCGTCATTTCGTGGGGTTTTCAGACGGGATTCTAGCCTCAGTATGTCTTCGCCTTCTAGGTTGAAGAACTGTTCTCCTTCTCCATCTGACATTGTTGTGGTTTGAGTTGAAAAGCACTATAGTGCCATTTTTTTCTATCTAGGAGTCAGAGTGGAGTGAACATCTGGATGGGTCGAGGGGCGGGATGAGAGGGGGGGCTGTTTGTGTTCAGTGGAATGAGTCGGAGTCTCCTGGCTCACTGGAGTCGTCGTCCTCCTCGTCCTCCTCCTCCTCCTCACCCATGTCTGGTCCCCGAGATGCCATCTCCGCCCGGCGGATCAGCTCTGACGCCCCCTCTCCGGTTGAGCCATCGCCATCGTACTTGAGGACAAGGAGACGAGCGATCTCCCTCGCCAGCTTCCTGAAAGGGTCGGAGACCTTTATCCCTGTCAGTCCTCTCGAGGTCCCATCGTCATACCTATCGTTGATGTTCATGAGAATGCAGGTGATCCTGGCGTTCTCGTTGATCCCGTAGGCCTTGAAGTACCCCTCCCCGAGCATCCTGCTCATCATGACACCGTACTTTGCTGCTACCCCTGGGGCCTCTGCTACGATCCTCATCAGTCTGACAATGCGTCTGGCGGACTCCACCACTGACTTCATGCACAGATCCTCTAAAAGGTCGGCTGGAAGGGCGCCCAGGTTCTTTGCGGCTTGGTTGAACAGCCCCACCATTGTCATTCCTGTCCCGCTCAGTCTCATGGCGCACAGTGCCTTGGCTCTGGCAGCGATGGCTGGGTCGGACAGGTTGATGAGAATGATCCCATAGATAGCCTTGGTGAGCTTCTGTCCGGGTCTAAGCACCGCCCCGATCTTGGCCAGGACTCCCCTGTTGGCGTTGAAGTTAACCAACTCGCCAATCCCTTGGCTGGTTGCAAGACGCTCGAGCTTGTTTTGGCAGTATGTGGCCATCTTGTCCACATCATACTTAGTCAGTAGGGCGCAGGTGAAGAGGAGGCCGGTCACAACCTCAAGGACATTTTCCTTTACGATCGTTTCTGCAAGCTTGTTGTTGGGATCTGCGAAGGTAGCGTCTGGTGGTGCCCCAGTGTCCAAAGACTCCAGCACGAAACCCAGGGCTTCCAGAAGTTCGGCGACCGTACCTGCCTCCGATGGGACCGTCTCTGCAATGACGAACGCGCACAGGAGGCTCAATGCCTTTCTCGTTCCCTCTCCTCCGACTTGACTCACCGCCCGCTTGATCATCTCTAGGTCTAAGTCTGTCTTGGAGAAAAATAGAGGGAGGGTTATCGTACTGGGACGATACTCCGTCTCTGGATCCTCGAGGACTCCCCCCTTGATGTCTCTGAGTCCAGTGAACGTCTCTCTGAGTGCGCTTGTCATCGTTCGTGATCCGTTTCTGTCTCTCAGGTGTGGTTTTCAGTGAAAATAGTTCTGCTTGTTCTGTCTCGGTTTATAGTGTCTAAAGCACGTTATCAGGTTACAACTGAAGTGCCACCTTTTTCTTTTTTCTGTCCTTGTGTCCTTCTGAGCTTAGTCAAGTTACTTTTCTTATAC